ACTGACACTACTATTATAGTGAATTTCGATACTTAAAAAACTATTATGAATTGGATTTATAAACAAAAGGAAATGGAGTCAATCTCTGATTTTCCTGATAATACTCATGGTTTTGTGTATAGAATAATACATAAACCAACAGGTAAAGCTTATATAGGTAAAAAAATACTCCAAAATACTACTAAAGTTAAATTAGGTAAAAAAGAACTTAAAGAATTAGAAGGAGTAGTAGGTAGAAGACCTTCATATAAGATGGCAGTTAAAGAATCTAACTGGAAAACATATTGGGGTTCAAATAAACATATGAAAGAATTATATGCAACCGAACCTAAAGAAAATTTTGAGCGAGATATTTTAATTTGTGCCCCTACAAAAAAATTATTAACTTATTATGAGTTAAAATACCAAATACTATACGAAGTACTAGAAAACCCAGATGAATACTTTAATGATAACATTCTTGGAAAGTTCTTCACCAAAGACTTTGATGTCTAAAATAGGTTTCGTATATTATAATTTATGATAAATGAACTACTTGTAAATTTAGTAGATTCTGTTTTAGGCGCAGGTAAAAGAACAGCAAGAGGCAATAAAGCCTATCACTGTCCTTATTGCAATCACCATAAACCTAAATTAGAAGTCAACTTTTCCCAAAACAAAAAAGGGTATAACCCTTGGCATTGTTGGGTATGTAATAAAAAAGGTAGTCGTGTCTCATCATTATTTAAAAAATCAGGTGCTTCCTCCGAAAAATTTGAAGAACTTAAAAAGTTAATAGGTGCTGAGATTGAAATTAGAGAAACCCAATCTACAGTTAAATTAGAATTACCAAAAGAATTCAAACCTTTTATAGGCAGTCGTGACATTATAGCTCGACATGCTTTTGCATACCTTAAAAATAGAGGTATTACAAAAGACGATATTGAAAAATACAATATTGGTTATTGTGAATCAGGTAGATATTCTAAAATGGTTATAATTCCATCTTATGATGAACAAGGTAATTTAAACTATTTTACAGGTCGCTCATTTGAAAAAGAACCATTTGTAAAATATCGTAACCCAGAAGCATCCCGTGATATCATACCATTTGAGTTGTTTATAAACTGGAATATACCGCTTATATTATGTGAAGGACCATTTGATGCCATAGCCATTAAAAGGAATGCTATCCCGCTATTAGGCAAGAATATACAACAAAATTTAATGAAAAAAATTGTCACTTCTAAAGTTGAAAAAATTTATATAGCTTTAGATACAGACGCTCAAAAGCAAGCACTTAAGTTTGCTGAATATTTTATAAATGAAGGTAAAGAGGTTTATTTTATGGATCTTGAAGGGAAAGACCCAAGTGAAATGGGATTTAACGATTTCACTAAACTAATTCAAAAAACATTTCCAATTGATCAATATGGTTTGATGCAAAGGAAATTACAATTATTATGAGTAAAAGAAACATTAAACATTCTTACAACAGAATTTTAGAAATTTCTGAGGATGCGAAACAAATTACTATGCCAGATTCACGTTACTACCAACGTAACGGAGAGTATTATCCATCAATTACTTATGTTTTAGGGTCATATCCAAAAGGCAAATTTTTTGAGGATTGGCTTAAAAAAGTTGGGTATTCATCTGAATACATTGTTAAAAAAGCAGCAGAGCAAGGTACACAAACTCATGAAATGATTGAGGATTATTTAAATGGTAAAGAATTAAATTTCTTATCACCAACAGGCTACCCCCAATATGATCCTTTAGTATGGCAAATGTTTTTACGTTTTGTTGATTTCTGGGAAGAATATAACCCAAAATTAATTGAAACAGAAGTACACCTATTCTCAGATGAAATTAAAGTAGCAGGTACCTGTGATATGGTATGTGAGATTGAAATTGATGGTAAAACAGAATTATGGATAATTGATTTTAAAACATCTAACCACCTTCAGACAACTTATGACTTACAAACAGCCATTTATGGTAAATGTTATGAAGAATGTTATGGTAAAAAGGCAGATCGTTATGGTGTACTTTGGTTAAAATCTAGTAAACGTAAAGCCGCAGCAGGTAAAATTCAAGGTAAAAATTGGGAAATGTATGAATCAAAACGTACACAAGAAGAAAATGTTGATATTTTTATGACTGTAAAACGTTTATTTGATCTAGAAAATCCTAAACATTCACCTATTTTTACTGAATTTAGAACGCAAGCTAAACGAAAGTTATGATATTTATAACAAAATATTTAATCCATGATATCATTAGTACAACTATTAAATGAAGTACAAGGTAAACCTAAAGCTATTATATTAGCAGGTGCCCCAGGAGCAGGTAAAGGATACATTTTAAAAGGCTTAGATTTAGGGGGTTTAAAGGTACTAAATATCGATAATACATTTATTGGTATGCTTAAAAAAGCTAATGTTACTTTAGATCTTAAAAATGCAACACCCGAAGAAAGAAGCGAGCAAGCCAAAGCAATGGCCGCTGCTAATAAAGAATTCAAAGGTGAAGTACAAGCTACTATTGAAGGTAAAGAGTCATTTATATTAGATGGTACTGCAGCTTCATATAATAAAACAGCAGAATTAAAACAACAATTAGAGGAAGCAGGATACGATGTATTTATGCTTTATGTTTATACTGATTTAGAACGTTCATTAAGCCAAAACCAAGATAGATACAGAAAATCAGGTGGTGAAGATAGAAGTTTAGCACCTGCAATTGTAATGCGTACTTGGAAAGGTGTAACTGAAAATTTACCTAAATATGCCGATTTGTTTGGTAATAATTTCGTTGCTGTAGCTAATACATTAGATGATAGAATGCAAGATATAGATAAGATTATCGACAAATATCTTAAACCATTCTCACCTACAGGTACTAAACCAAAAACACCAGCTCAACAAAAGAAATCAGATGAGCGAAATGCACAAGATAAAGAAGAAATTCAAGCTATGTTAAGTGATGATTTTGTATATGATGTAATTGAGTATACAATGTCAAAAGACGAAGCACAGATGAGAATAGCACAATTTTTACGTTCATAATGAATCAATTAACTAAATTTTTAGTAGACGGCATCCTTAATGAAGGAAAAGGCAAAGTAATAGCTGCTTATGGAGGTGGATTTAAACCACCAACAGCTGGCCACTTTGAAGTAGTTAAAAAAGCATTAGAACAAAACCCAGAAATAGAAGAACTAATTATATTTGTTGGTGGAAGTGAGCGCGATGGTCTTACTCAAGCTGAAGCTATTTTAATTTGGGAGGTTTATCAATCATACCTTCCAATGAAGGTAAATATTCAACCCTCTAAAGCTCCAATTGGCGATGTTATTCGTTTAGGAAAAAATAACATACAAAATACAGTTTATTTTATAATTGGGGGTAGAGAAGGTAGAGATGATGATGCTGAAGATATTGCATCTAGAACTAAGGGCATTGAAGAAAAATACCCTAACATGAAAGTTAAAGTAGTTACTACTCCTGATAGTGGGATGAGTGGTACTAATGCTAGACAAGCAGCTAAAGTTTCATATGAAGAATTTGAAAAATACCTACCTACCGAATTATCAGGAGAAGAAAAAGAAATGGTGTATAATATAGTTTCACCTGCGATTAAAGAAATAAAACTTCCTAAAATATCTGATATTAAAGAAAAATTTAAAATATTTGTTAGTAAACTAAAACAAGAAGGTAAAGAAACTAAAGCAGCATTTGCTCTTTTAATTAAAGCTTCTAAAGGTGAAATAAAACTCACCGATTTAGATAAACAACAAATAAAAGAACAACTTAAAGATATTATTAAAGGAGTATTTGGAGCAGCAATATTCTCATTACCAGCAGGGGGGTTAGTTTTACTTTTACTTAAACTAATCAAATTACATGGTTTAATCACACCCTCATCATTCTTAGAAGAAAACGATCCCGAAGATGGTAAAGCTGCTCCTTATGGTTCAGGATATAATAAATTAAACGAAAAATTAAAACCATACAAATTTAAGGTTCTTTTTACTGAAAATGAAGATAATACTACAAGGTATACTTTTACAACAAATCAAAATACTGAATATTTAATAGATCTAATTAAACATCCTGAAACTGAAGTAAAAGTAGAATATGGTGCTATTAAAGAAGGTAAAAAATCATGGATTAAACCTACAAATGAAGGTGAACCTTTTAAAATCATTTCAACAGTAACCGAAATTATTAAAGAATACTATTCTAATAACCCAGGTATTGAAGTTGTAAAATGGAAAGCAACTAAGGGTAAAAACAGTACTAAAGTTAATAGTCAAAGAGATAAATTAAATATTAGATTTTTTAAAAGAGAAATCCCAAATGTTAAGATAGTCCATGAAGGTCAAATAACTAAAATGATTTTGCCTAAATTAAATGAAAATGCTTCATATTCTAAAGACATAGATATCAAGGGTAGAATAATG